GATTAAGAAACAACAAGAACAATGAAAGAAGAAAAAGAAACAGGATGGGTATCTGCTTTAATTAAGTGTGACCTATGTAGTCATGAGTCATTATCAGTACATCATGTTTCTTGTGATAAACTTGAGTGTACTAATTGTGGGCATATGTCTCACTTTGAAGTATTAAAAAATTATACAGAGGAACCATGAAGATAGATCAGGAAGAATTTAACAGAAAAGCACAACATATTTTAGATACTGTAGTAAAACCACAGGTTGAAAAGTATGAAAAAGCTAAAGCAAAAGGTACTTTAAAAAACAAGGGTAGCATTTATCTAAATAAAGAACACCGTAGAGAGGAAGTAGCCGGTATTAGTACAATGCTTTTGCTTATTGGTATTATTATTTGTATTATTGGTGCGACTATTCAAGCAATTTTTAATTTAATATAATATGGAAAATTATCCTAGATGGGTAAACAATCTTGTTTACTTTTTAGCCGGAATTGGCTTTTATGGTGTGTTACTAAACTTTTTATAATGGCTGATATCACTATGTGTCCAGGTACAGATTGTCCTGTTAAAGAAAAATGTTATAGATTTACAGCTCCTAAGAGTGAGTTCATGCAAAGTTATTTTTTTGAAGCTCCTGGTAAAACAGAAGATGATAAGTTTACTTGTGACATGTACTGGGGAGAAAATAATGAACTTATTTGGAATCAATTAAAAGATATTGTAAATGGGAAAGATAATTCTGGAGTTTGACTCCGATGAAGAAAAAGATGAAGCCAGAATGGCACTTGATGGTTACAAGTGGAGAGGTATTGTTTGGGATATTGACCAAGAAATGAGGAAGATAACCAAGTATGGATACTTTGGTAACCGAGAAGCTACCACAGAAGAAGTTGAGGCAGCTGAAAAAGTTAGAGAAGAATTAAGAAGATTACTAGAAGAATGGAACTTAAATTTAGACTAATGAGCACAAACAAGAAAGATTACAAAGTAGTAGAAGTACAATATGGTTATGTAACTAGGTATGTTGTTAAGAAGAAGTTCTTATGGTTCTTTTGGAAGAATGTTAAAGATCATACAGGTTGTGATGTTGAGTCTTCTAGTAAAAGAAAAGCTCAAGCATATATCAACTTTCTAAAGTAATTTATGCCCGTTAGGATGAGCATGAGTCTAAAGACACATCACACTTTTGAGAGTTTTTTACCAACAGTATTTGGTATTAAAAAGATTACAAATGGGAAAAAGAAAGCACTGGTATATATGCATAAGCATCATACTAGTCATTCTTTATCAATAGTATTAATAGCTGTTTATCGTTATATGGATCAAGATATTAGAAAAGAAATAGAAGCTCTGACAGCAGAAATTGCATCAGAGCATTATGAGATTACAAAAGATGTAGATAGCAATTTAAACTATCTATGGTATATGTACCATAAAGGTAGTAAAGCGGGTACCTTCAGACCATTTGTATTTATGGCTGAGTTACAGTTGCTTAAAAGAATGGGTTACACTAATGATAAAGAAATGCAGGGTATGATTAAGATGCTTGAGTCTGAAGATGAAGACAATATACATCTTGTTACTCTTGCTATCAAGAACTTTAGAGACCTGAGAATCCAAGAACATGGAGAATATAGTAAAGTAAATAAGGACTACGCAGATATTGCAAAGAACTATGCATTTGAGATACTTAACCATGAAGTATTCATGACTACAATGGCTGTTAAGTAATGGCAAATGTTATGAAAGAGTATATCATCAAGGAGATGAAGCTCAAGAATAAAGATATTGCTATTATGGTACCAAAGGCTGTGGAAGATTATGTCCGGGTTAAGTATAAGTGTACGGCATATCTTGCAAAGAAAATCTCTAAAGAATTAACACATGACAGAAAGTGATTTAATAGACTTAGGCTTTAATAAAGTAGAAGTTAATGACTCAGTGAGTCAAAATGGATATGATTACTATTACTATACCTTTGAGGTGTTTAACAATCTTACATTAAGTTCAATAGACAGTGATAGAGTAGAGAATGGTAATTGGTATGTATATAACTTAGAGTGGCCTGATCAGTTCAGAATGCATGATAAAGAACATGTCATTCATTTTCTTGAAACTGTAAATCATCATCAACATCAAGATCATCTTTAGACATAACCTTAGCTTTCTCAGCAAGGACATTGAAGATAACAAGAGTAGCTGCTGATCTCCAGCAATCATCTATTTCTGCAGATATTACATCCATAGTAACAGGAGTTGTTAGTACTTCTCCTGTTCTTAAATGTATTCTTGTGCCCGCATCTGGGTTCATTTGATTGACAAAAGATGTTCTAGTTATATGAGTTACATTAATGTGCTCAATATATGGACCATCTTTATCTTTGAATTGAATGGGTAGAAACATTAGACTATTTGGTTACCTTCTATTTTGTAATTGTTAACTTGTACTAAGTTAGCAGTTCTTTTTAGAATAGCAAAGCCATGGTTCCATTCATTTATTTCTAAGTACTCAGGAGTTAGTTCACATAAGCATCCAAGACTATATCCACGGATAGTTGTAGACTCTCCTGGACCATATACTCTTTGTGAGCTAGAACTAGTTTTGTGGAAGTGATTGATAAGACAGTTAGTCTTTAGTCTCATTAGAGCAGTACGGGCAGGTACAACACCTCCAGCACCAGGGATTTTGTCCCCATGTTCTATAAGGAAATCACCAAAGACAACTTTGGATCTGAATGGTATATACTGTACACCATGTTCAGCTACATGTAGAAGTACATCTAGTCTAAACTCATCCATGTCTATTAGTTCTGAGGCCTTAACTCTAAGGTATCTCTCAAATCTATTTTCATGGTTACCTGGAATAAGATATATAGGAATATTTGGGAATCGCGATCTGCAATAGTCTAAGAATTGCTTACCTGCTTCTATTTCTTGTTTGAAGTGAACCATTCTTGGATCTTTTTCATGGAATGAAAGCTGATAGAAGTCTAGTAAGTCACCGTTGATGAATAAGGAATCAATCCCTTCTTCTTCCATCTTAGTGAATGCTACTTCTATAGCATCATTATCTTGGTAGGGAATGTGGACATCACCTATGACACCTAGTGTTTTACATCCTGTTGGAAACACAAAAGTCTCACGCCTATTAGCATAAGACTCTGGTAAGAATTTTTCTTTCATAATTACTTCTGTTTTGAGTTCTTGTTGAAATGTTCTATCAAGTAAAGCATTTCTTGAGTGTTTACCTTTTTGTCCTCTATAGTATCTTACTTTACTGTAGACAGTTTCAAAAGAAGTAAATTTAGGGTGTTCATTATAGATCTTTCTAGCAAGAGTTTTTGATGGAGATTCTGGAAAGTTTGCTAGGTATTCAAAAATGATGTCAGTATCTTTATCTTTGTGAGAATATCTTCTTGCTTTTTCTTCCATATAATAATATACTAAAAATAATCAACATGTTTACTGTAAAACTAGTGAAACAGGATGGGAAGTTAGTCTATCCTGATGATAAATCAAAGTTAAATTATCATTTATTTATTGAGAAGCTTGCTGAGGGACAGCAGGTTGAAATGTTTTTAGGTCTAGCAGACACAGATCATAGTGTTGCTCAGCTAGCTAAAGTACATGCATGCATTAGAGAATTAGCCAAAGAATCTGGCTATACCTTTGATGAAATGAAGACTATTATTAAAAGACAGTCTGGTCTATGTTATGATGCAGGGGATGCCGAATATTGCAAATCTTTTGCAGAATGTAGTAAAGATGAATTAATACTAGCTATTGAAGCTTGTATTCAAATAGGAAGAGATAACTGGAATATTAATCTTGCTTAGTATCATTTGGTATAGATACTTCTTTTTCTTCAAAAAGATTTTGCTCATTTGCAACTCTTTCTACTTCAACGATAGCCAAAGTAATAGTAAAAAAAGATCTCTGCTCATCATTTAAATCAGAATAAGGCTTAGACATTATTTCTTTAATGTATGTTTCCTTATCTTCTGGTTTATCAAGTTTTATGCTTGTAAATAAGTGATAAAGTGTGTTTTTAAGCATGTAATAAAATGACTTGTTGATTTTGATTTCAACTAATGCATCATCTTTTAATTCTTTTATAGTAGCCATAGGTAAAAAATATATTAACAAATATACAAGATTATGACAAACAAAATAAACATTGAAGAATATAAACAAAAAATATTTAATAAACTTGAATCTAGCGGTTGGGGTAGAATCCTTAAACCTTTTATATTTAGTATAGAATTTGAGAAAATTTTAACTGAATTACATGATAATTCTGTTAATGGTAAAAGATTTACACCACCCCTTAAAGATGTATTTAGAGCATTTGAAGAATGTCCATATAGTAAACTTAAGGTGGTTATAGTAGGACAAGATCCATATCCAACACTTGGTGTAGCAGATGGAATTGCATTTAGTTGCAGTAAGTCTGAAAAAGAACAACCTTCTTTAAGGTTCATTCATGATGAGATTGAGAAATTATACCCGATCGGGACAGAAAACTATGAAAGACCCCTAAATTTAGCAAAATGGTCCCGATCGGGTATACTTTTGATGAATACAGCCTTTACAACTGAAGTTGGTAAAATTGGTAAACACTATGATATATGGGCTCCTATGGTAGCATATATATTTGATTACCTTAAGAACTTCAATCCAGGTCTAGTTTATGTGTACATGGGTAAAAAATCTCAGGAGTGGGCAGATGTTTGTGGAGAAAATTGTACTAAATTTATGGTCTCTCATCCTGCAAGTGCTGCTTATAATGGTAGTAAATGGGATTCCAAAGGTGTATTTAAAGAAGTAAGAGATACTGTACATCATTTGTACGGTTATAAAATTATCTGGTGATGAAAGAAATATTTGATAGATTAATTGCAGAAGGTTTTAGTCCTAATTCTTTTTATATTCTGTATTGTATACACAATAAGATTACTCCTAATAAATTAGTAAGTTCTTCATTAGAAATTACCAAATTAAAAGCAGGTGGTTATCTTAATGAAAATTTGGAATTAACCAATAATAGTCTTAACTTTATACAAGAAATAGATTCCTATTTTAAGAAGAGCAAGAAGAAAACATCATCTACATTAATGGGTGATAGCTTTCTTGACCAGATCAAACTTTATAATGAAATCTTTCCTAATAGAAAGTTATCTAGTGGTAAATATGCTAGAGTAAATGTAAAGACCCTGGAAAACTCTTTTAGATGGTTTTTTGAGAACTATGATTATAGTTGGGAAGTATTACTTAAAGCTACTGATAAGTATGTTGATGAGTATTCAATCCGTAACTATGAGTACATGAGGACTGCACAGTATTTTGTTAGAAAGCAAAACACTGACAAAACTTGGGACTCTGAGCTTGCAACTTATTGTGATTTGATTGAGAATGGATATGATGAAGAGACAAATTACTTTAAAGAAACAGTAGTATAATGAGTAAATTATTTATTGTTGCTGTAATAGGTACAATACTGGGATACTTTATAGTTAATACATTTCTTATTGAGATGAGTTTTATAAAGTACTTTGGAATTGAACTTGTTATAACCTTTATGCATGAGTTATATAACTATGCTAAGAGAACAGAATTAAAACATATTAAATCCAAATAAATGTCAGAGTTATTCAATGGTGCCAGGCCTTTACTGCCTGTGAGTGAAAGAGATGCTTTAAGAAAAGCTATCATAAAGATTAAAGCAAGAAGACAAGGTGATCTCAAATCACTTATTAGTGCTTGGCCCAAGTTTAATGATGCTTTTTGTGATGGATTAGAATGGAGAACTATCACCATAGTAGGTGCTAGACCCGGTACAGGGAAGACTTTATTCATGGAACAGTTGATTAGTGATATTATAGAACACAATCCTGACCAAGAATTTAGAATCCTTAAGTTCCAGATGGAAATGGTTGATGAAACCAACGGGGTAAGAAAATTAAGTCTGAATACAGGTGCTGATTATAACACGCTAATGAGTAAGGGTGGAAGACCCGTAGATAAGAGTATTTTCTATAAATGTGTAGACTATTATGAGAAATCTGTTGACAGAGACTTTATTAATGTAGTATATGATGCTTGTACCACTGATGAAATGTGTGCTACTATCCATTATGAGATGGAGAAACACAAGAAAGAAGATGGTACATTCACTAATATGCTAGTTACTATAGATCACTCAGCATTATTTAGAGTAGGAAAAGGACAGAAAGACAAGTTTGAGATGTTAAATGCTTTAGGTGAGGCTCTCACTATGATGAAGAAAAGATATCCAGTTGCTTTTGTTGTCCTTAGTCAGCTTAATAGAAATATTGACAATCCTGATAGATCTAGAGATGGAGAATATGGTAATTATATTCTTGACTCCGATATCTATGGTTCAGATGCTCTATTGCAACATGCAGATGTAGTAATGGGTATCAACAAACCATCTATTAGAAAGATAAGACAGTATGGACCAGAGAGGTATATAATCAATGACGAGGATCTCTTGGTATTTCACTTTTTGAAATCTAGAAATGGTACAACAAGGATGAGCTTCTTTAAATTAGACAGAGAGTCTATGCGGATTATAGAAGTTGACACACCTGCTCAAGCAACAAAGAAAATCACAATTTAAAAACAAAGTATGAGTACAAGAAAAGAAAGAGAAAAAGAATTTTTTGTCCAGCACATGGACACATTCAAAGCTCTCAAACTAAATGACCCATTCTTTATTATCAAGACTGCCTTCTTTCAGAAAGGTAAGTATGGTAGACAAGTTCAGTTCTTTGAATCTGAAATTGGTAAAGGAGAGGATATTTATGTTGAGTTCTATGACAATGTTACTGATGATAAAGGTACAGTTACTGATGTAACTCCTTTCACAGCTGACAGACAGTTGTTTAAATACAAGTATAATCCTTTTTATATGGAGGAATATGAAACAAAAGAAGGTTCAAATTTTAAGGGTGAACCTTATATTTTGTATACAGTTCCTGTTTCTGAAATGATTGCTGTTCTTAAAGATGGCACTGAGATTACTTATGCTCTTTATGAGAAGAGAAAAGCTGATGCTGAAACAAAAGCTAAAGAAGAAGAACTAGAACTTCCAAGATTACAGAAGACATTGTTTCCTGACTTTGAAGAGCAATTTGCTCCAAAACCTGAGGAAAAAATAGGAGAATTATCTTTACATATTACAGGTGAAGAATCAGCTTCTGATATTCTATTAAGAATTTCAACAGAGTTTCAAAAACTAGCACAAAAACTAAAGTAATATGAGCATAGTACTTCCAACTAAAAAGGTGGGACCTCAAAGAGTTAATCCTAAGAGATTAATTATCTATTCAAAGCCAAAGACAGGTAAGACAAGCGCATTTGCTGGTCTTGATGACAATCTGATCATAGATCTAGAGAATGGTGCTGATTATGTAGAGGCTCTAAAGATCCAAGTAACTTCTTTACAAGAACTACTTGATGCAGGTAAAGCAATTAAAGCTGCAGGTAATC